GACTGGTTCGAATGTTGATGGATCAAGTACAACACCACTGCTCATTAATGGAATATATGGGCAATAGAATGCTGCTGCGTCTGTTTCGCTTGAACCTTTATAACCAACTAATACAGGTTGTGTATCAGGGCTATAGCTGTTTACGAATACGCGCATTGCACCGTTCAATGTACCAACGAATTTTGTATTTGTTGGAGCTTCGAATGTGCCTTCTGTTGTACGTGCAAATGCACTTGTTGTTGCTGATTGAAGTACTGTTAATGAAGCAGGACTTACAACGCACCAGTTACCTGCACCACGACGTGTACGTTGTGCAATCAAGTTAGCAACACGGTTGATAAGAACAGCTAAAGCAGCGTGTTCGTCACCAACGTATGTAGCAGTACCTGATACTGTTGCTTGGTTGTATGTATACTCAGTAGCAGCTAATGTGCTTAAGCTGAGTAAGATTTCCTGATCGATTTCAGCAGTAATTTCTTGAGCAAGTGCTGCCATGATTTCTGCTTCAACGTCAATGCCATGTTGGCTTTGGGCGTCTTGTGCAGCTTCGAATGTCCAGCGTGCTTGTAACTTACGTGATTTAGCTTCAACAGCTTGACGTAATATTTGTACAGAAATTTGCTTACCACCATTACCTTCGAGAGTTGCTGTATCAGCACCTGTATAGTAATTGGTTGATGTTGCGTTCTGTGGAACACGTGAATATGCTTGCGCAATTACGAATGGACTTAAAGCTTCTTGACCAGCTTGTACACTTGTTTGTGCTGCTGAGTTGTCAGTCAATGACTGAGCATAGCGAACACGCAATGTATGAATCTGACCAACTGGGCCTGTCATTGGTTGAACACCAACTAATTCGTTTGCGATAACAGTTGGCATAACACGACGGATTACTGGAAGAATCACACGGTTTAATGTTGCGATATTACCAGCAGTTGTTGTGCCTGCAGTGCTTTCAGCAAGCAACTGTTTCTTGGTGTTTTCTAAAATAACACCCATTGTTGAGCGGCGAGTGCCTTTTAAGCCTTCTAACAGGGCCTCTTTGGTCTCGTCCCAACGGCTTTCTAAGAGTACTTTTGACATTTTCTATTTTCTCCTAATATGTCTAAAATTTAAAGCCCTGCCAAACGTCTAATGTCAATAACGTTGTCACGCTCGTCAACATCAACTTCTTGTTTTGGGGCAGTTTTGTTACCAGTTACTTCTGCAATAACACTTTCATTGATCATAGCCTTTTTAGGTGCTGCTTTCTCTGAACCTGTATTGAGAACTGCTGGTAAATATTTGTCGAAAGCGGCCTGCAATTTTGTTGTTTGGACACTTTCTAGTAAAGATTGCATTACTTGTGATTTCTCTTTGTTTAAAGTACTGAGTAATTGGCTCATTACTTTTTCACGCTGAGTTGATTCTTTAATAATACGAACTTCACGATCCTTTGATTCTACTAACTTAGCGGCTTCCGCTGCTTTGCTTGTAGCTTCAGCTAATTGTTGTTCTTTTTGCTCTAAAGCTGAAAGAAGTTTGCGAGTTTCTGCATTCTTATCTAAGTAAGTTACAGAGTATTCACTTGCAAAGGCTTCAAACAACTTGCGACCAAAGTTATTTTCTTTAGCTGATTTAATATCTTCCTTGAGTTGTGAAATTTCACCCTTAAGATGAGATGTGACTGCTGCATTAATTCTTTTTGCACTTTCATTGACAAATTTTGTCTTAAGTGCTTCAAGTGTTTTGCGGCCTTCAGCAACCAACTTAACTTTGGTCTCAACAACTGCTTTCTTGTCTTGCGAGAATTCTTTAATTTCTTTAGCAAGAGCATGAACTACAAATTGTTCAAGCTTACGTTGATTCTCAAGAGCAATCTGACGATCTGCACGTAATTCTTTAATTTCTTCGGCTAATTTTGTAACCATAAAATTATTGAACTTTGCTGCATTTTCTTTGAGCTTCATTTTTGCTTGTACGCGATCTTCGTTAAGAGCCTTCTTTTCTTCATGAAATTCTGCAATTTCACTTTGTAGGCTTTCGGTTATCATCTTATCTAGGGCTTCTACCATCACAATTCTGTCGTGTTCATAACGTTGTGCAAACTCTTCGTGGAGTTCGGAACGTACTTGATCACGGGCTTCCATCAACTTAGATTCCCAGACTTTGTTTAATTCTTGTCCGACATCTTCGTTGATTAAACCACTATCGAGCAATGGTTTGATAGCATCTAGCATATCTAGTTCCTCTATTTAATTTTAAGTTCCTTGATCAAACGAGTTACCTCGTTCTTCAAGTATTCTTGTACCTTTCTGTCACCGCTAGCTTCCTTAGCAACTTCAAGTATTTTATGACCATGTCTCATATTCATAAGACCTTCATAAATTGCTTTTGGGTATGCGTTTGGTGCGCTTGGCTGAGCAACAATATCAACAGTGATTATTTCAAAATCACTTACACGGCCATCCCTGTCATCTACATTACCTGATCCACGACTGGACACGCCAAGTTTAACACCACTCTCCAACATGGTAGTTACTAACTGACCCATTGGAGTTGGTAGAATCTTTAATTTGCCAAAACCATTAGGACCGTCCATCCACATATTAGTAATCATATGTGATACACGGTCTAAATTGATTTTTAAGTCATCTGGGTGATCGACTTCACCTAATACACTATGACCTGTTGTAATCTGTTCGTTAAGAGTTTTTACGGCGTTTTCAATTTCAGAGACAGGGTAAATACGCTCATTTGCGTTCTTTACCCCACCCTGGATGAAGATACCTTTCATATACAGGTTCTTCTTATCGCCTTCTTCTTTAACACTTTCTACCACGATTTCAGCGCGGTCAAATGTTAAATTTTCTTTGAGATACAAAGCCATTGTTTCTCAGATTCCTTACTTAGCTACAGGACTTTTATGGTTCGCTGAACCATCTTTTGTCACTGGTTTTGGTGTTGAGTCACCTTTGTCTTTGAAGTTGTTTTTGCCTGGAACATTCTTGAATTGACCTGCTCCTGGTAAATTACCTTCGCCTTTTGTATAAGCATCGTGTGGCTTTTTAGGACCTGTTGGAACAGTTTCAGCATCGCCACTGAATTTTACTGGCTTGCTTGCCATTCCTTTTTGTCCTGAGTTGAAAGCTACTGTGCTTTTCTTGTTTGAGCCATCGTCACCATGTTTTGGTGAAGGAACTTTAGGAAGATTTACGTTTTCCATGACACTTTCTTCCATGTCTTCGTCTTCATCGTCATCACATTCACATGGTGATTTATGACAATGTGAACACATACGACCTTCTTCTAAATCTTCTTCATCTTCTTCATCATGTTCGTCTTCGAGGTCATGAGTTTCTTCTTCGCCTGCTTCTTCAGCTTCGTCATCGAATTCGGCATCTTTATCATCATGTTCTTTGCCCATGAGTTCTTCAAACTCTGCCATTAATTCGTCTAATTTGTCTTCAACGCGAACTACACGATCTTCAATATCGTGATGTGCTGATTCTTCATCGCTCATGTCGCCCTGTTCGTCGCCAGATAAGTCGAATACTGCACTTTCTTCTTCACCTTCGGTCATGCCTGATTCTTCAGCATTAATTTCGTCAAGTAAATCGCCTACTTGACCGCCCATGCCGCCTTCGTCCATGCCTTCGTCCATGCCTTCTTCCATACTCATCATTTCTTCGTCCATGATTGATTCATAGATTTGGCGTGACTTTTCTACAACGATTTCGTGAAATAATTCACTTGCTTTTTCTTCATTTTCATTGATAATAAGATCAATGAGTTGTTCAAATTTTTTATTGTCCATTATAATTCTCCTGAGTTGTTTACAAATGGCTTTGTAAAGTTATTTAGCGAGTAGCACAAAAAAGTACTCAATATAGTACTATTTTTTACGTTTTTAGGAGATAAGTGCTATTATAATGTGGGAGCACCAGCACCTTCAGCTGGTTTTGCGCCGTATTGTGCGCGAACTTTTGTTAGATATTGTTTCTTTTCGTAGTTGCGAACATCTAACATTCTACGTAGTTTACGTATTTGTTTAAGTGTTAATTTGGTTTTACGTGATGTTCTCCATACAGGTTTGCTGTTATCAGCATTGGTATCCTGATATCCTGCAACTGGTGGGTCAAACATTTCTGTGAGTTTCATACAACTATTTATCTATTATCCAATTGCGCCAGGTGTTGCTAATCCACCTGCTGCGGGTGCGCCTGCTGCGCCTGCTGCTGCACCGGCTTGTCCTGCTGGAGCTGCGCTTACTGGACCTGCGACATTTTCTGGGCCTAGTCCTTCTTCAGGTGGCGCATTCATTTCATCTGCTGTTTTTTGATCAGATTCTAAGTCGCCTACACTGACACCAATGCTTCTAAGGTCACTACCTTTAGGCTCATCAATAACATCTTTCTGATTTTCTTCACGCCATAATTTTTCATTTTTGGCAATTTCTTCTTCAGTCAAGCCTAAAAATCTTTCCATTGCAAAACGTTTACTAATATAAGGATATTGTTCAACTGCTGTAAATGTGTTTACACGAGCAGTGTCCATTTCTGATTGACGATAGCTAGCAAAGTTTTGTGGTGGATTAAATGTAAGTTGAAATAAACCGCTATCAATATTAAAGCCTCTCCAACGTAAGAATAGTTTAAATTCTTCGTCTAATTTAAGAGCCATGTAATTCTGTAAACGTTCACAATATTGATTGAAACGAAATTCTTGAATCATTGCTGTGCCAACACGACCATCGTTCATTGGGGTAGTATTGTCATCTGGGCCTGTTGGTAAATAACTACTTGGAACACGTAAGCCACGTGCTAATCTATTATTAAAGTATTTTAAGTCATCGATTTCACCAAGATTTTGACCACCTGCTAATAACTCAACACTGCTTCCTTTACCGTCACTTGTAACAGGAAAGAAGTAATCTTCGTTCATACTTAATGGATTATAGCTTGCGTCAACAATACTTGGACCACCATAAAGACTTGGAATACGTCTTTGGTGAATTTCGTTTTTAACACGTTCTACGAATGCCATGGCCATGTGACTTGGCATGTTACCTACATCAATTTTAAATACTCTACGTTCTGGAGCACGTTGTACACGATAGATAAGAACCGCGTCTTCAAGTAATTCTTTCTGTTTGTAGACTTTAAAAATGTTTTCTAAAATACTTTGACCAAATGGCCAGAATCTGTCAAGACCTTCTGTTAAACTTAAGTGTACAATATGTTTTGCGTCAATTGAACTTTCACTTTGACCCAATGTAAAACGGCTACCACTTGTATTATATGGCATAGCTGGAACAGTATATGGTGTGTTTGTACCGCCACCACTGCCACCTAAGCCTGTTGCTGGGTTTGCAGCAAAGTCTGTGTTTGTTTTTTGTGCTACTGTTAAATCTTGTAAGTTGATGTTGAGGTCTTTGATTACATACTGTTCAGGCTTTTTACCTTCACTTTCGTTAACAATAACTTTAATAACTTTAACCATATCGACCCAATATAACTTAAAGTTTTCTGGGTCACGAACAAAGACTTGATCTCCGTATTTAACAACGTTACGGAAAATTTTGAATACTCTAGTGTCAAATTCGTTTAATTTGCACCATTGTTGTAATTGTGTTTTCAACAATTCAACTTCATGATTAGTTGGCTCATCTTTAAATTCAATGTTAAATGGTGTTTTATTATGTTCGTTTTTCTGTGTACTAAATTCTGCTAAAATATCTAAACACGCATTAATTTCAGCATCAACGTCCATCATTTCATATTGGTTATAACGTTCAATACGATTAGGATGTCCTGTATAGACTTCAGGAAGTCTACTCATATAATTCTTATAACCAAACTCTGTGTTATTCCATCCACCAGTACTTGAGCCATTTTGTCCTGGCGAACTATTCCATGCGCCGGTATTACTATTAATACCAGAGATAGGGCTTGATACACCCGATTTGTTTAAAAATTTCTTTTTGTATGCCATTGAAGTATTTAGTCTATTAGTTTAGTGTGCGTACTTTACTAATTTACCTTGTAATGTGTTGCTCTTATCTAAATGATCAATCATTCTATCTAATTTAGTTCCCATAGTGTTTACCAAATCTTTATTTGTGTTGACAAGTTCTTGTATAACTTTGCTCATATCAGGTGAAGCAGTCATATTACCTGTTGTTTTTGATATAGGTTCGCTTGCAGCCGCTGCAGGGTGTTTAAATTCAACTGGTATTGCTCTACCGCCTGGTAATGGTACGATAGCTTCACGACCTGCCTCACCTGCAATACTTACACCATTGGTGATACCGCCCATTGCCATTTTTGGTAGATTACCGCCACCGTTACGTTTTTCATTGATTAATTTTGAAAGATATGGGCTGTCATTTGGTAAACTGCGATATGTATAATCACTACCCCAACCCACCAATTGATTATGTGAAGTATCTAAGTGTATGTGTGGTCCACCTGGTGCTCTAAATTCCGCACCTAATCCTGTAAATCCTAAACCTATTGCAGTTGAAAATAACGTATTTCTTTCAGCATCACTTAAATTGTTAGAAGCAAGACCTAAGTCAATAGCAGAGCCATCACCGTGATTTGCTACACCAGGTCTAACGCCACTTGTAACAATTAATTTTTTACCTAATACGTTTTCTAATTGTTGCTTTTTACTTAATACGTCAGGTTTAACTCCTGCTTCTGTACCAGTTTGATTTCTACCTGACGGATCTGCTGCTGGTGATCCAGGTGGCGCATAAGGAATTGTAGGTGTTCCGGGGAAACCTCGAGGAATCATACCTCCAGAAGGACCAAACCCGTTAATACCCCTACCAACTCCAGGCATGTTAGGCATTACAGGTGGAGCAACATTTGGATTTAAATCATAATCACCTTCTAGTGTTGTATCTTGTTCTAAATCATCTGATAATTTAGATATACTTTCAGTTAACTTTTGCAATGTAGTTAACATAGATGCAGCCTGTACACCTTGACCAGGTACTGCTTTTGCTGTAGAACCTTCTGATTTTACACCTTCAAGATGTAAGGTAGATACATTCATAGTATTAACATTCATGGTGGCAATCATTTCAGATAGTTTATTTGCTGTTGTAGACGTACCTTCTGGTTTTGCACCAGTAACGGCGTTGTTACCACCAAAGAAATTATAAAGACCTTTACTTACAGACTTAGTATCAGCTAATCCAAACGTTAAACCACTTATTACAGAACCTGCACCGGCTGCAAATTTTTGACCCGTAGTAGCAGTTTCCCCTTTTTTCAAGCCCATTATATCTTCAGCGTGTGTGGCGCCTTCATATGCCTCATATGCAGAAGTAAGCAATGCTAATGGTAATGCAGCTTTTCCTGCTAATCTTCCTGCTCCTTTTAATAAACCACCAAAACGACCTAATTTTCCAAACATTCCTGCAGCTTTAGCACCAATTCCCGCTGCACCCAATCCTTCTGCTGCTGTAGCTGCACCACCTAAGCCTTCTGCCGCTTTGGCTGCACCACCTAAGCCTTCTGCCGCTTTGGCTGCGCCACCTAAGGCTTCTGCGCCTTCCGCTGCTTTGGCAGCTCCACCTAAAGCTTCTGCACCCTCTGCAGCGGCTCCGCCACCGCCACCTTTGCCTAGTTTACCTAAATTACCCAATACATCTTGTAATGCGTTGGCTCCTTTTAATCTACTAGCAGCTACTGCTAGTGCAAGACCGGCTATAGCAGCAGTTAAAGCATAAATTGCTAATCTGTGTTTATCTAAAAAGGTACCTAAGGATAATGAAGCTTTTTGTAAATTAACCGCTGATTCTAATAACGGATCTCTTGCAGCTTCACCTGATTTAGGTGCAGATGTACCTATATTGGCTGTACCACCTTGCGCAAGTTTCTTAGCTGCTTCTTCTTGTTGTTTCTTAACTACTTCTGGGCTATTTGCAATAGCTTGTGCTACTACCTGACCAGCAGCATCAATACCATATTGTGCTTGTGTACCTTCACTAGCAGATATTAATGCCTGTCCTGTTTTTGATGAAAAGAATTCTCGTTGACTGTTTGTGAACTGCTCCAAAAACTGTTGTTGATTCATGTTGCCGGATCTAACATCAGCAACCATTTTATCTATGCCAGGTACTTGCAATCTTAATTGTGCCGCACCAGCACCAAAGATTTGTCCTGAAGCCATGGCTCTTTGTAGTGTAGCCAATTGTTGAGGATTGATTTTATCTTTTACTACAGAAATCGCACCAGTTAAAGCATCGTCATGATCACGTATTGCTTTAGCTTGCGACATTAATCTTGCTTTTTCAGCTTGATTTGTAGTAGCCTGAGCTTGTGCTTCTAAGTCACGTGCTTTTTTGTCTTGCCCTGCAAAATATAATTGTAAAGATGCATTGGCAGCAGCAGCTTCCATTGATTTTTTTTGTTCTTCTACTGACTTGCCTGTCATATTAGCAAGCTGTATTAAATTATCTAAGTATGAATTTGATGCATCTCTTAATGCTTTAACAGGATCTGCTGCGCCTTTAGTAATGGATTCTAATGAATGTCCAGTTTTACCCAGAGTATCAATAAGATCCGCTTGCATTTGATTGTATTCATCTGGGTTGAATCCCAATCTTCTATATTTGTCAACGGCTTCTTGTTGTTCTTTATTTGTTCGGTCTGTAAGTTTAGCAAATGCTTTAATACCACCATCTACTGAACCGCCCAATTGCGTAAGTCTTGGACCTAATGTGCTAAGAGTTTTAGTGAATTCGCCTAATTGTGCAGTTGTATAACCTGATTTTGCCCCTAGGTCTGTAAGTTGCTGTGTGGTAATACTAGCACCAGAACCCATTTTAGCAATACTATCATATGCATCAATTTGTCGTTGTTTCATTTCAACAAATGATGTTGCTAACTTAGTAAATATACCTACTGTTGCGCCTACGGCTACACCTAATGGACCAAATTGTTTGCCCAATGCCATAGCTGCATCACCTGCAGCATCTAAAGCACCGTTCCATTTTGTGAATGTTCTTGCCGAATTATCTAACGCAGAAGTAAAAGTTTTGGTCGCGTTTACTGTTCCACTTGCAAGAGTGTTAAGTGCCTCGGATTGTTTCTTTAAATAATCAATGTTTTCCTGAAGTGCTTTTTTACGCGCCTCTAAGGCTTCAGCTTCAGCTTTTTCTGCTTTGGTGGTTTGGTCAATAGAAGGTATTAACTTTTTAATCAACGCATCAGCAAGTTTATTTGCGGCGTCAGTTTCTCTTTGTTTGGCTTCTATGTTTTCTTGATTATTTTCGTCCACTTTTTTACCCACTAAATATATTAAGTATTTAGTTACCAAAAAACTACTCATTTATAACACAAGGAACAATGTATGAGTTCAAACCCTCTTAAACAGTATTTTAGAAGACCTGCACTTTATATTAAACTACCTAGCAATGGGCAAGGATATGCACAGGGAGACATAGAAATGACTGAAACAGGAGATTTACCTGTATTTCCAATGACTGCAATTGACGAAATCACAGTTAGAACCCCTGATGCATTGTTTAACGGAACCGCAGTAGTAGAATTAATTAAAAGCTGTGTGCCTAATATTAAAAACCCTTGGGCTGTGTCTAGTATTGATCTAGAGGCTTTATTTGTTGCTATTAAATCTGCTTCACAGGGTAGTGAAATAGAAATGGAAAGTGAATGTCCTGCATGTAAAGAAACGGGGAAATATGGAGTAAATTTAACTGCTATGCTAATGGGGTTAAAATCAGGAGATTATTCTGTTGAATTAAACATTGACGAATTATATTTTAAATTTAGACCATTAACTTTCAAAGAAATGAATGATGTTTCTATGACACAGTTTAATATA